CACCGGTGAAGCAATCACGATCCGCTGGCGCAGCATCTCGGCCTCCCGCTCATGTCCATGACGCTCATACAGAACACTCGCGTTGTACATCCGCTGACAGATGAAGGACGCAATCATGTCGTGGATCTGGTGACGCGCCTTGTAGGGCTGCTCACCGAATAGCCCATAGGCCAACACCTCGAGGCCCGCCCGGTACTCATCGAAGAACGTCAGACACTGCACGTTGCCCAGCTGTACCCGCTCACCCACCGGATGGACGAGCAGATTGCGATAGAACGGCGTCGGACTGAAATGGATCGGCCCTGTCTTCAAAAGGTCGATCAGGTCTGTAAAGCACCAATAGGCCCGCGTGCGGGGTGCAAGCGGAACGGGCGTGCGATAGATCACATGCTCAGGCCAGACATGGTGTTGGATCACGAAATTGAACAGGTCGATACCCTGTGATTGATCGAACGTGCGCGCCTCGCAGGCAAAGGCATTCCAGAACGGCTTGCGATTCACCTCGTCCCAGATCTCACACGGCGCAATGTAGGCGCTGACCTCGGGATGCTCATCGAGGTAGGAAATCACGCTCTCAACTTCTGCCGGCAGCAGATAGTCGTCGTTGGCGCAGTAGGTCGCGTACTTACGCGTGGACTCGAGCAATGCGGCGCGGTGATTGGGGAATGGCCCGATGTTGTGCGGCTGCTGCACCCAACGGACACGACGATCGTGTCGGACGCTCGACAGGTCCTCGGTCGAGGCATCATCTGACACGATGATCTCAGCCTCGGGAAAGTCCTCCTCGAGCCGGTCCAGCGTCCAAGCCAGGAAATCGGGACGGTTATAGCCGGGAATGCAAAGGCTTAGATTCACGTCCGCATCCACCCTGTCTTGGACGGCCGATGGATGAACTGTGGCGCGGGCGGCTTTTTGATCTCGTCCTCGTGCTTCATCAGATCGGGGAATAGATCGGCCATTGACCAAAACAACGCATCAGCCCGATTGGGTGAGTGATCGCCCGTATAACCGTAGGTGGTAAAGCCGGTCATCTCATCCTCCAGCTCAGGGAAGTAGCCGGCGAGTCGGATCTCGCCCGACTCGAACAGCGCTGAGAAAGGCTCTGCCCGCACGACCTTACCCCGAGAAGCGGTGACTGCGCGATAGGGCACGCGGGTCTTGAGCTCATGGGCCGCTGTCCGAATCACGAACCCCACCATAGCGCCACCGAAGTTGACCTCCCCTACTACTCGATCAGCCCGTTCGCGCTGATATGCCTGCACAGCCACGCGCCCCCACGTACCTGGGCCGGCTTTGCAGGTCAGATCCGCCAGCACATAGCCTTTACCATCGATTCCGAGGCCCCCAACGATGATCCCAATTTCATCGTTGTCGACATTGTCGTTGTCGTCGGCCCCACTGGGATCGACAGCCACGTTGATGCGCAACATCTCTGGCAATTCCTGATCGATCAGGCGCCAGCGCTCGAGCACCTCGTCGCTGAACAGGGCATTGGGGGCAGCATCGCGGAACTCACCGTCCAGGAAGCGTTTGCGCAGTCTGGGTGGGAGAGACTCGAGCGTCTTCAGGTACTCGGGGGGTAGATTCTCCACGTTGTCCCGTGGGTTCAACTGCATGAAACCGTAGTTGTCAGGATCGGGCAGGTACTGCTTCGAGTCCGGATCCTGATGCGTCTTGAAGAGCTTGTACGACCAGTGCCCTTTGTCGGGTGGGTTCTCGTCGTAGTACATCTTCAAGCGTAGCGGCTGACCCGTACCGCGGTCGTGGACCTTCTGTGCCAAGCGAGTGACCGCCATGTTGCGCGAGGCGTAGGGGATCTGGCTGCACTCATTCAGCAGGATGGACGCGTACTCGTTGCCTAGGATCTTCTCGACGCGCTCCTTGTCATCGAGCCCCCCAAACCACACCTCACTGCCGCCCGGAAGCGTAGCGAACCAGGCGCTATGGTTGATCTCCTTCGGAGTGAAGGGGATCTGGGGAAAGCACAGCTTGCGTACCGTGGGATAGGTGCCGTGGACGATCGACTGGATGCAGTGGCCGAAGCGGAAGCGAAGGATCGCATGACGTGAGCCAGGCGCCTTCAGGGCACGCTGGATGATCTTGCGCACGATGAGGAGCGTCTTGCCCGATCGGCTCCCACCGGCCAGCATGACGTGCTGCGCGGGGCCGTTGAGCAGCTCCTGGGCCTCTTCCTGTTTGGCGGTGAGGTGGAAGTCAGACATCCACTGTCTCGAGCAACGCCTCAGTGAAGCGAGTCTTCAGGTCATAGCTCGCCTCGTAAGCAACTGATTCGGGAAACACCCGTTGGCACGGCTCGCGGGAGCATGGGATCTCGTTCGAATACGACAGCGCATATTCCATTGGAGTGCGAAAGCGACACGCCTTCAGGATGGCTTGGTCGCCCCAGATGAAGCATAGGCAATTCGAGTCGGTCTCAATATTGACCAAGCGCTGCACTTCAACCGCATTGAAACCGACGTTCATTCCTGCTGCGAGGGCAATCTGCGAGAGCTGCACGAGCGTCAGTGCGCAATTACCCATGGACGTCCGAGCCCTTCAGCTCAAGAGATACAGGCCCGTTGATAGTGTGCTCGGTCTTATCCCCGTACTTCTGCGGGAACCACTTGGCGAGCAGCTTAAGGCGTGTCTCGACCTGCAACTTGCGATGACCCAGCATGTCCTCACGGACTTCCTTCGTGCCGCCCTCCTCGCCCGAGGTAGTCTCAGTACGGATACCATCAACAGGCGTGTCGGCGATCTCAAGTGCTTGTTCCGCAATGGCATCCGCGCCCACAGATCTCGCGCGCGCGAAGCGGGAAGCAAAGTCGGCGTCGGCTTCGAGCCAGTTATAGACGGTGCGCCACGTCAGATCGTTCTGACGGCAGAACTCGCGCAGTGGCTTGCCCTCTGAGATCCATGCCACGATGGCATCGGCGACTGTCTTGGTATAAGTGCTTTTACGACCCACGGCTCAACCGAACGGCGTATTACCCGGCTCACGGGCATACCACTTTGAGACGAAGTCCTGACAGTCGTTGGGTTGGGTGAACTGCAGGCAACGCTCCGGACGGCGCGGATCGTATTCCTCACCCAGGAGCGTCACGTTGTAGTGGCTGCCGGCGTTGCGGACGTTCAGGAGCTGACCTTTGGACCAACCCGCGGCTTTGGCCTTCCCCTCGGGCGTCTGGTCCTGGGAAGGCGCTTCGGGTGGGGCGATATGCTGGGGGATGTCCAGCACGCGCATGGGGCCGCGGGAAGGAGCGTTGGCGGTGTTGTGACGGCGTGCCATCAGGAGATCGCCACGTTCTTTTCGACTGGGCGCATCAACGGGGGCATCCAGTCGATGATGTCTTGGGAAAATCTCACCGATTGGTCGCGATCGAGCTTGCCGAGCACTTCGCGATTGTTGCGGATGATGACCGCGCAACCGGTCACGTCATCTACGCCGACCGTGTAGGAGTCTTTGAGCGTGCGTTCCATCAGGCAGCCTTCCCCTGGGAGTTCGCCGATTGCTCGATGAACCGCACATCCTCTTCCCGACAGATCAGATGGATCTTGTTACCCCAGTAGAAACACTGGCGCTCGAAAGGCTCGATGCTCACCACGTCCCCCACCTTGACGTCACAGGGACGCAAGCGTTTGCCCCACCACATCTTGGTGCGGCGATGCTTTTCCGCGTGGTCGTACCGGAGTGGATAGACACCGGGCCCGATCGCACGCACGATTCCCCGGATCGGCTTCGACTCGTTGATGACGATCACAATCGAGCTGAAGGCGTTGTCCACCGGTTCCAGGATGATCTGATCCCGTAAGGGGCGGACCACGGCCTCCGCAGGAATGTAGGCCGTGGTCTTGTGGGAGAGCTCGGCACCGCGGCTGAAGACTTTGTGGTCCATCTACTTCTTGGGCCGGCAGGCGTCCGGGGTAGGCCGGACCGGGCCGGTCTGCTTGCCCTTGGAGAGGCCATCGGCTCCCCAGTTGTCGGGGACCTTCACGGGCTTGGTGTGTTCGGTCATGTCAACTCCAATCCATTCAGGTGGAAGAATCGGCCCCCAGCAAACTCCGAAGAAC